GTCATGTATAACATCCGTTCGAAATTGCAACGGATAGTCACGAAGGCCCGGAAGAGACGAGGCCTCGCAAACATACTCCTGAAAATACTGCTTCCACACTGTGGGTATGTACTCAGGATCACCTATATCAATTGGCGACAGATCATTCTTCGCATCAAGCAGAGCCTCGATGCGGAGTTGTTCATGCACTGGAATACCGAATTCCTCTTCAACAAGAAGCCTTGCTCCTTGGGGCACAGGTCGTGCCGGACTCGGTTCACCCTCCAGGGCCTGAATAAGTTGCTCCCTTTCCCAGGCGTTAACACCATGCTTATCGCATTTTTCGATGTACCGCCGGAGATCGATGTTCCGCGTCATGCGGATACCATACTGAGCCAAACTTTGAATGATCGGGCAACCCGGATATTGATAGGCAAATGACATAGACTTTGCAGCTAGAAGCTCTCGGAGTCTAACACGGTTACAGTTGACATAGAAGGGCCCTGCCCAACCAAAGTCCGCGATTACCTCACGCGGATCTGTAACAATGATTAAGGTTTCTGGATCGAAGATTAGTCCACAAAACGACGCCCGATGGAGGTCGTTAAATTTCTGAATTTTAATGGTCAAACCCAGTTTTGTGAACAATGAATCATCAATACTTTGATGACTCTCAAATCGAAAAAGACCGTCGTCACCTTCAACAAAGCCTGCCACGTCTTCCTCAGCGATGCCAGCCTTAAAGCAAACAAAGAGAAAAATCATGAGATTGGCAAAAGAATTGCCAAGTGAAGTGCACATCTCACCGGACATGCGTGACTCGATCCCCCGCGCAGTAAAGCCCTTGTAGTTGCAAGTATTCTGCGCGCCAATGACGGAGTGGACCAACTCTCGCCAGATACTGCCTTCCGGCAGCCTCTCGGTCATGAAATCATACAATTGAAACTCAACCTCAGCCATCAGCTGTGGATCAAAGTGTGACTCAAAAGCCGAATAGTCCGTGGCGTAATATTTAGCTGTGGGGCTATAAAGAGCCTCCCACACACGCCGCGCGCGATCTTTCACCGGGGTCTTCTTGATGAACCACTTCATCTTGAAAAGAACTCGCTCGATGGCCGCGAAGATTGGTCCGACTGCGCATTTAAATTCATCGCTTCTTGAATTAATGCCCCGTAAATGTTTGTAAGCAGCATAAGACTCAGCTTTACTAAACGACTTGCATGACTTCTGTTTGGCCGTAAACGGCCCAACAAATGCAGCCCAAACCTTCCTTAACTCTTCTTTACGTCGCAAACTATACTTAGTGTGTCCTAACCAAGTTTCAAAGCTAACGTCCTCGTCCAAACAAAGGGGTACGAGATTTTTCTCAAGCCATCGTTTGACAAACCTTGTCAGCTTGAGCCTTAACCCGTGG